TTTTAAACCAATAAAGAAAATTAGAACCTTTAGCAGTTATTCTGTCTGCAGGTGCAGCACTTGGGTTTGTAACGTAGTCTGCTGGCGCTCCAGTGCCTCCCCAAGCGTAGAACTGTGATACTTTACCGTCAGCAGCTCCTTTAGCTGAAGAAGCGTCTTCAAGCGCTTGATAGATAGACGTATCTGTAATAGCTAACCAGCTATCTAAAGACGCACTATACCAATAACCGTTTTTAGTATTTTTAAAATAAACTACGTTACCGTTAGCACTATCTTTTTTACTTTGGGTATTCCAATCAGAATCAATAATAGCTAAAGCAGAAGATTCATTTGTTGCACCTGCTACAGAAGAAAAAGTATCATAAAAATAGTATTCTATTTTTCCGTCTATCTGTCTTCTTATTTGACCAACTTCAGGATTGTAAGTGTTGTTTACAAAATCTTTAGATTGTTGATCAGCTACTTCCCAATCTCCGTAATTAAATCCTGTTCCTCTTCCACCTTCAAGTTTACAAACCATAAGAACTTGAGGAGGAACGGTTAATTTAATCCATAAATCTCCTTTGTCATAAGGACCAGAAGGAGTGGTAGTAAAAACTCTTCTTTTATTATCTGCTAAATCTTTAGCAGTTAAAGCTAATGCGTAAGCAGCAGCAGCATTATTATCTAGAATTAAAGCCCAAGTGTAACCTTCAGAATCAGTAGAGTAAGGATCTGTTAAATCTTGTGCTGTTTTTATAAATTTATAAGATTTTACGTAGTCTCCATCAGAAGAATACTGAATGTATACGTCACCTACGCTTTGCGATCTGACATCTTGATTTTCATTTGTAGTGTCTTCAGAAATCCAACTAGCGTAAGGTTCTTGAGTTACGTCTATTTCGTCATCATCAGAATTTCCATCGTCTTCTACAACGTTTATCATTACATCGTATTGACCTGTATAATAAACTATAACTCCATCATTTTGTTTTTCGACAATATCCATTCTGCCTAATAAGCCTGTACCGTCAGGATTATTTCCTATTGTAAGACCTACATAAGTTTGTAAACCGCTAACTGCATCTGCTGTACCACTTAAATCTTCAGCTTGATTTGCAAATACAGTACTAAGACTTTCAATACTGTTAGCTAAACTTTCATCTGCATCTGCATAAGCTGTTTGTACATTTGTTACTCTAGAATTTATATCTTCAGAAAATTCTGCAACAACATCTGTTATAAGAGCTGCTGAAGCAGATTCAGAAGTAGCTACAGCAAGCTGTAAACCTACTATAGTTGCAAATTTACCATCGTAAGTTGCATTAAGGGTTTGTAAACGAGAAGCTAATATTCCGTCTATTAGGGGGGTTATATTTATTTGTTCGACGTAGGTATTTTTAGCTACATCTATACTGTCAATAGCACTTCTAACATCCTGTACTAATAAATCATAATCAGTAAAATTATTATCTATTGAAGAACTTACTACACTATCAATAATTGCAGTAAGCCATTCAGGGGCTTCATCAGTATTTATAGAAGCGTAAAGACCATCACCAACTACTGAGTATTCTTTTTTAACTACCTCAACAGTGTTTTCGTTTTTTTGAGGGCAAATAGTTTTGACAGTACCTTCACTAAGCAGAGGTATAGATTCTGAAAAGTTAATTTCGTGGTTAGATAAATATACTAAACTGTCATCTTTATTATTCGACATATACTTCGTGAACCTTAGCTATAAAATTACCGTTATTTGCTGTATTGCATAATAGCATTAATCTATAAGTAGGACGCAAGTAATACCTGTCTGGTTTAGAACCTTTTTGTGCTTCTAAAGTATCTGTATTTGCAATGCTAAGAACTAAAGTTATTTGTCCAGATAAAGCATTAGTAACTGCAAACGTTCCTTCGAGATCTACTGAATCATCACTTAATCTAACTAGCTTAAAATTAAAGGTATCTGTGTTTTCTATTTCTAAAGGTAGAGTAGAGCCGTTAGCTTTGATAGTGAAAACAAAAGTGTTTTCTACTCCTTTTGTTATAATGAATCTATCTACGCCACAGCTCATATTTTTACCTTTTAAGTTTTACGTTATTATTTATCTTGATAGCTGACACTGTATCTAGCTCTCATTTTTACTATAGATAAACCTGTTTTACTGTCTCTTACATGTTGAGGAATTAAAACTTCTTCTAACGTATTAATGTGACCTTTTCTAATTTCTACTTTTTCATTAAGAGGTATAATCTTTGTACCTAAATCAAAAAATTCATTCGCACAACTTACTGTACAAGTAGTTGTTTGGTTATTCACTCGTTGATCATTATCTATAACAACAACAACACGAGTTTCTTTGGCTGCTTTTTCTCTAGCTAACCTTTTACTGTTTTTTGAAGGAGCGTGTTTTAAAGGTTCATCTTTTTTATCGTCGTTTTCTTCAGTAATTTGTTCGTTAGCTTTTACTGCAGCTTCGATTACTTTACCTGATGTTTCTGTTTTTTCATAGAACTCTTCTATTTTTTTAGTTAGTTGAGCTACCCCTGAAGTTTTACTAAATTCAATTCCTAACTCTTTTGCTTCTGATCTTAATTCTTCTAAATCACTCATTTGTCTAAGCCTTTTCGGTTGTTTAGATTGTTGTTTGTTTAAAGTAAATAAGGCAACTCTTTTTACTGAGTTGCCTTAGTATATCCTAAGTTACTATTACTGACTTGCAGATACTAGTATTTTAAGTAATTTTTCTTCTTCAAGTATAATACCTGCGTAGAAGAAATTGTAAGAGAAGAAACCTTTAGTACCATAAGGGTTAGAGTTTTCAACTATTTGTGGTGCTTTCGAGTTAAACTTAATCTTACCTTGACCCTTCAAACTTACACCCGCAAAAGAACCTTGAGTCGGGAACAAGATTGGAAAAGCGTCAAACTTATTACCTGTCTGAGCAAGACTACCACTATGACCAGAACTATCAGCACCTTTACCTGCGTAAACTACTGCACTTTCTGATTCGATAAATCGAATTTCGTGCATTGCACCTACTTCGCCTTCAGCTAGAGTAGAAGCATTAGCGTATGTATGAGCAGGGTTATAGACAAACTCTGTCTTACCGTTAGCTGCTACAGTACCACGAGTAAGAGATTCCAAATCACCTTTAACGTTTGCACCAATTACAGCGTAATAAGATTTTGCTACCGGAGTAGTACCGATCTTATCTGCACCAACTACCATTTGCGTATTCTTCTTAGCACGATTACGGACTAGCTTACGAGTTGCTTTACGCATAAGATCGTAAGTTACCATAGAGTCTTCGTCAATTTCCGCAATAGCTGTAGCGTCACCACCGTACATTACAGTTGGAGTAGCTAACATGTCTAACTGCATTAGATCTTCCATACGTGAGTTAGCTAACTCGCCAAGCTCTTCACGATAGCGTACCTGAATAGAATCTTCAGAAAACAGATCAACTTCATCCGTGTAGTTAATCATTTCGCCATAACGAGCCAAACTAGTGTTCATTGTAACTTTTTCTAGCGCACGTTCGTTAACTGCACCTGCACCTTCTGTTAGTGAAGCACTTGCTAAAGATGCGCTTACATCATCAATACTGCGCAAAGACAAGAAGCCTTTCTCACCAAACTCACCGTCATTTACTGAACGATCATACATGTGTAAGAACTTAGAAATTTTAAACGTCTTACCCATTTTAGTAGGCATAGACTTACGATCTAGAAACTGACCATAAACGTTTACTCGGTTTGCTGCTTTAATACCTGCACGATCATAATAGTGGACAATCGTGTTAGCACCTGCAGAGCTGTTAGCACCGTTACCATAGACTTGTGTTGACATAACATACTTCCTTTAAATAGATTGTAGGGAATTATTTCCCAAAAAGATTTTTATTCGTTATCCTGCAAATTGTTATACCACTCATCGAAGTCTTCGTCAGAAGCTTCTAAGTAATCAACTACGCCACGATTTGTAGGAGCAGCCTTACTAGGAGCAGCAGCTTTACGCTTAACAGAAGCTTCTTTAACCGCAGTACGTTTCTTAGAAGCAGCTTTAATTTCAGCTAATTTATCTTTTTCAGCTTTAATTTTGCTTTCTTGATCCGTCTTTAGTTTATTAAGACTTTCTGCTTTAGCCGTTTTGTTATAATACTCATTAGCAGCTTGTTTATAATATTCAAGGTCTGACTTTTTGCCTCCGTCAAAAACTTTTAACTTTTCTAATGTTGGTTGAAGTGTTTTGTAAACACCGCTTTTAACATCTTCGTGTAAAAGTTTAATCATTTCAGGGCTTTTGGTCATAGTTTCCCAAGAAGCTTCATCCCATTCTTTTGAAAGAATGTTTTGAGTAGTTGCGTATTCCGCATCTCCACTAATAGATTCAACAATATCTTTAATAGCCAAAGAATTTTCATCTCGACCATAATTTTTAGCTACGTAGTTGCTGTCTTCATTCGTTTTAATACTTCCGTAATTGCAGTTTTGTCGCCCTTCAACACATCAATCATAAGATTAATATCGTCATGGTTTAGTTTAGCACCTTCGATGGCATCAATAGTTTTACGCCAAGGTTTGATGGCTTGCATCTTCTTGGTGTAGTCCATTGCTTGTCCAAAGATTTTAGGAAATTGATCTACTATTTCATCAGTAGAAAAATCATAATCTTTGCCGTTGGCTTTAAACTTATATGATTGTGCTGGCTGCTCTTTATCTTTTTCCTTGTCAGTTTTTTCAGAATCATCTTCTTCTTCTTCATCTGAAGTTTTTTCAGATTCATCAGAAGTCTTGTCTTCGTCTTCAACTTCCTCGGTACTTTCTTCGGAGCTATCTTCAGATTCAGTTTCTTCTTCAAGATTTTCTTTATCTGCGTCTTCATCTTCGTCTGATTTAGAGGTAATTAAATTTCCTTCTTCGTCATACGTTTCTTCAAATTCTTCTTCCTGCTCTTGCTCTTGTTCATTTTCTGCAGAAGTATCTTTTTCTTCAAGTTCTGTTTCTGGAGAATTTTCTTCTGCTTGAGCTGCTTTAAAAGCTACTTCTAATTCTTCGTCTGATAAGTTGTACAAGTCATCTTCGTTCATAGCATTACCCCTTATTCTTGTTCTTCGGGAACGCTACCCAGATTTTCAATTGTAATAAAATGGTTTTGTAATCTAGAAACAGCCATTAACGATTCTAATATATCCGGTCTACTACCTTCTTGTAAAGTAGTTCTGTGAGCTAACATACTTACACCGTTAACTGCTTTATCCTTAAAATAACCTTCAAGTATTACTCTTTTAAAATGTGGATTACTGTGTAAAATCTCTAAAGATTTCCACATATCTACCCAGTAGGTATTCTCTGTTTCTACTAATTGCTGTTCTTCTAATTCGTTATTAAGGTTGTTCATTTATGAATCCTTTGTTTTGTTTAAGTTGAGTAATGTTGATTTAAAACGAGTATATACTAAATAATTGTGAAACTACAAACTTTATAGTCAAATTAACTACCACTTTACGTTATCTGACCAATACGCTGCTGACATTTTTCCTTTTGATATATTTTTAGCATGTCTTGCTTTAAATGATTTTCTTCTAGTTGATTCAGATTTAGACTCTCCTTTTTTCATAGGAGAACCGCTTACTCCTTGCTGACCAAAACGAATAACTTTATAGGTGTTACCTTCTTTAGCCATAACTACATGAGACTTTGTTTTATGACTAGGAGTTTTTTTGGGTTTATTAACACCTGAAAGACCTAACTCTTTCATTTTATTAATAACTCTTTCAGGAGTAGCCATATAATCTACCTTTGCATGTTCATGCTTTGAGCTAACCCTTGTGGTTCTTGAGCAGGAGCAGCTTGTGCTTGTTGATTAGTAGCTATTTGTGCTTCTATAACTTCAATAGCTTGTAAAATAACTTCCTGCGGCACTCCTTCTTTTACTAACTCTTCAGGATCAACACCTTGCATAAGAAGTTCAACAACTTGTTGTAACATAGCCATTTCTTTATCTTGTGGTGCTGGTGCTTGTTGAGGTTGTTCACCTTCTCTCATACTACCTGCTAAACCTTCCATCATTCTATTTCACCCCTAGATTTTGCTTCCGTAAAAGCTCTTTGATTGTTGTATTCAGCCAGTTCTCTTTCTTGTTCAAGTGCTAACATTCTTGTTCTAGCATCACCTTGCGAAATCTGTTCTTTAGGTTCATCTCCACCTTCTGTAAAATAATCATACAGGCTTACTGCTCCATTTCTTACAGCACCAACTGCCCCTGACATTTTATTTTTTATAGACTGCTCTAAACTTATTTGATTACCTGCTCTGCTATTTACTGCGTATTGACTTTGCGATAAAGGAGCGTTACTAAAATTAGCTTCATTATCTGCCATTTGCTGTTGTTGCATAGCTGAATTTTGTGAAAGTTTATTATTTAAAGCAATCATTACTTCATTTCTTCCAGCATTCCTAGCTGAATTTACTAACAAGTCTGTTTCTTTTCTGGCGTTGTTTTCTTTAGCATCATTTTTTAACATTGCTAATTCTTCTGCAGCCATAGCATTTTGTTTATTACGTCTTACGTCATCTAGTATACTCATCTTGCAACTCCTATATTCTCATCACCCATAGCTCTTTGTGCAGCCATTTGTTCTAAATTAGCTCTATGTTCTGCATACTTCATTTCCATTTTTTGAGCATGTTTTAAATCTTCTATTTCTAGTTTTTCTAAATGCGTATATCTTTCATCTTCTTTAATAAACTTTAAATCATTCATGTCTTTTTCGCTAGTAATTTTTTCAGCTCTTGCTTTTTCATACAAAGCTTTATTCTTTTTAAGTTCAGCATCAATAGTGTTTTCACCAGCTCTAGCTAACTTATCTTGTATATCTGCTTCAAGTTTTTTATTTTCTAGCTTAAGTCTTTCAAATTCTAGCTGTTGTGCTTGTTCTTCCATAGGATTAGGTTCAGGTTTAAAGTCTCTCATTTTTTTAGCTTGCTCAGGCATTCTCATAAGTTCCATTATACTAGCCATAATTTCTCTACGAATAGCAGGATCTTCTGATGGACCTAAAGTTTGTAATAAAAATGAAAGCTCTTGCGACTTAGCTGCATTATCTTCTGCAGTAGATATAGTAATATCTAAATCAATACGACCTTCTAAATCATCTTTTCTTACAGGTACAAACGTATCGTTAGTAATTCTAACAACTTCTTCATCTTCAAGGAACTCAGCGTTATATGACATCCATTTACGTATAAGAGGTTTAATAAGATTCTCAGCAACGTTACGTACTATGTTCATACGTCTGGTAGCTGTAGCATCTAAAGCCCCCCTTGCACCTGTTGCACTAGCTCCTAAACTACCTGCGTTTATTCCACCGCTAAAAGATTTAGTTCCTGTAATAGATTCTATCTCATTGTTCATAAGACCGATCATATCAAAAGCAGATCCCGGAATTTGATTATAGTTACCTTGCCAAAAATCTTGAGGACTTCCATTAAATTCAAAGTTCTCACCATTTAAAAATTTCTTTTTGTTAACTATGTCTAAAGAATTTTTTCTTAAAGCTACTTGTCCATTATTAGACTGAGCCATGTTATCAATAACACCACGAATAATAGCTGTTTTTACTTTTTGGTTATCTCCGATAAGCTCTGCATTAGCTTCTCCATGCAACTGAAAAGGAATACTGTTAAACGGAGTAATTACAAAAGGTGGCTTCTTGTCAGGATAAGGATTTTCTTGCAATCTTATAATGGTATCACCGATCCAAGCACAAACAATTGCTTCAGCTATTCCATCATTATTTATATCAAAGTTTCCCCAATACTCGTGAACCAAAACTTTTTTTCTGGCTTTATCGGAAAACTCAAATTTTGTATCATCAGGAGCTTCGTAATCATAATTACCTGTACTTCCTCTACAAGCAACATCTACATTTTTATATCTTTCATCTTTTTTAAGACTAGAAGAATCTGTTTCATACCTGTGTATAATAAATTGAGCGTTATCTAAATTGTCTTGGCAAGTTGGATCTTTATAAACATCTTCATTTCTGCAAACTCTAGCAGTAGGTTGATTTTTTATAACTATGGTATCTTCAACTTCAACTTCAACTATAATTTCAAAACCTTCTTCATCAATTTGTACTTCTTCTACCATTCTTGTTACTTTTTTTTCTTCGTAGTCCCATCCTGTTTGTACAACTACTGTTCCTTCTCTATCAAGAACTTTTACAGCTTTAGTTATAAAGTTAAATCTATCAAATTTACGACAAAATTGAGCATTAAGAAGAAGCTCGTTTTGAGTAGCCGCTTCTTTATCTTCAAAAGTTATAGGAACGCATTTAATAATGTCACTAGTACTAACAAAAGGGTCAACTATAGTAGCGTGTTGCCACTCAGATTGCTTTTTAATATCTCTTGATACTATTTTAGATTTGCCGTCTTGTTCGTTACCATAAGGTTCGCCATTATATTCAGCTTTCCACCGAGCAATAAGAACGTCTTGATCTGTTTTAAGCCTATCAGCAGCTTTTAAATCTGCTTTTAATGCGTTCAATAACTGATTCTTGTCTATTTTCATTTTAACCCTAAAAATTAATTTTGTTACTTTTGCGAGCTATCTGTTTTTTTACCTGCAAACATGCCTAAAGCACTTTTAACTACTCCTCCCATGTAAGGAGCTGCAAAATAAAAAGCTAATACTAGCATCATAGCTCCAGATGACTGAGATAAAAAAGGTTCATTTGCTTGAGTCATAAGTTCTATACGATCTTTTTCTGCATCACTAAAAATAGCTAATTGAGTTGTAGCCCAACTAAAAACAAACAAAAAGGACCAAATTAAAGATACTAAAACAGCAATAAACCTTCTAGCTATATTAGAACCTTTACTAGCTTCTATCCAATTAACAAGAATTTTGTCTTTGTGTCTCATATTAAGGTTTTTATCGTTTGCTTTTTCTTCGTCAGTATAAAACAAAGCATCACCTGCTCTTTCTATTATACCTAAGCCTTTTTCTAGAACTTTGTCACTAGCAAACATTTTACCAAACCAATCAAACATAGTATTTTCCTTTTTCAAAATCTTTACCGTAACGAATTATTTCTATTGTTCCGGTATCTGGACACGACTCCAGCAATTTATTTAAAGCTGTTTCACTATCTGCTAAATCAGGAATAGTATCTGAATTTAAGTATGTTATCCCCATACCTACTAAACAGCAACCTAATATTTGACTAGTAAAATTACCAATATGTAATTGAATAAAAGTTCTACCTTTGACACCTATTAACTCTATAACCACCATTTTTTTACTAGGACTAAAACGTTTTTTGTATTTGTAAGTATCTGGAGGTACACAACTAATATTTGTTTTATTATCTAACCAAGGAAGCTCTAGAGTAAAACAATGAAAGTCTTTTGAAGAAAGTCTGCCAATTGTAGCGTCATCGTAACTGACAGTTTCTATAACTATGTTAGGTAACTTTAACGGCATCATACAAAACCTCTTTTAAAAACTCTGGTAGACATATTTAAAGATTGAGTAGTTGGAGTTACGTTTAGCTCTTTAGCTTTTGACACACTTCTTTCAAATCTAAGATAGTGAGTGTTATTTTCTGATTGACCATCACTTTTAACACCTAAATGACCCCTGTAACCTATGTAGTGTAATAGACAATCTACTAAAGATTCAGGTAATTCTAATTCTGTGTCTAATTTATTTGAAGAGTACTTAGGAGGTTTTGCATTGTATACAATGTAAACTGTTATACCTACTAACGCAGGAGATAAACTAATGCGTCTAAAGTTTAAAAAATTAATACCTTTAGACTCATAACTTTCATCAATTGTTATTTCTACTTGTTTTCTTTCGTTATTTTCTACTATCCACTGATAAGCTCTTTCCGCATACATAAAATCATCTGGAACATCTACTGATAAAGCGTTTTCTTGAACTTCAAAAACAAATTCTTTTGTATTTAGAGTAAAACGCTTATAAATTTCTATCATCCCTAAATTTATAAACGTTACTATTGCTGATACATCATTTTTTACAGCTACGCCATTAAGCTCGCTGTGTTTTGCTAATGTAATTACATCTTCTACCAGCATTAAAAAACTCCAAAATAAATTTTAAGACATTATCTTATATTTTTAGAGAATAGCACAACCGTTATTAAAAGATAGTACTACCTCCTCCGCTATTTTCATTTTCATCTAAGTCTCCCCACACATCATTCCATTCAGTATTGTCTTGTTTATCTCCTGTATTTGCATC